TTCTTCAGCAATTAACTTTTGTAACTGAGTAGCTAATCCTTCATTACCACGTTCTCTAGCATCATTAGCTTCATGAAGAAGTTGAGTAATTGTTTTGTTATTTTTAGCGATTTGTTTTCCAATATCGCTTGTACGAGCAGTTCCATCAGCAAAGTCTTGAGTTAAATCAGCTGCTTTTCTAGTAGCATTACCTGCTTCATTAACTAATTTTTTTACATCACCTATTCTTTTTCTAATTATATCAGCTTCATCACCTGCGTTTTCTAATTCTTTAGTTAATTCCTTACCAATGTTAGCTCCAATTTCTCTAATATTTTTATTTATTAAAGTAAAATTGTCATCTAAATTTTCTAAATCTTCAGCAATATCATTAAGAGATTTTCTCCATTCATCTGTAACACTAACTAATTCTCTAAATTTTGACCTTCCTTGTTCTGTAGCAACGTTAATATCCCTAAGACTATTTTTAACTTGTTCATATAGTCTTGCTTCCGCCTGGTTAAGCGGTTTTCCTCCTGGGTTGTTTGGTTGATTTGGTTGAGTAGGTGCTGCCATATACGTATAAATATTAAAAGCGCCTATTTTTTAGGCGCTTTCGTTGAATAAACAGTGCGTGGAGAAATACCAGGTCTTGCTACTTCTGCTGCAGATTTTTTATTAGGTGATTGATTTGTTAAATCACTGTCTTTGGATTTATTTACTTTATCATAATGTTCTTCCATGGATTTATATACGAATTTTCTCAACCATATTGGAAAATTATACACGGTCATAAAATCATAACCGCCGTTTCCATGGAACACTATTTCATGAAGTGTACGGAAAAGATATAATCTATATTCCGGCGTCAGGCCAAAAAAAGTTAACACCTATAGGTACCTCCACTCCCTCTTCAGCATATCCTTCATATTCAATAGTAGTTTTCAAATCAATATCTGGAACTACTTCATTGTAATATTTTCTAAATGCTCTAACATCTTTAGCTAAGAAATAATTGTCAACAAACTCACGGATAGTTTTTTTATCACTATCACCATTAACACTTGTAATAGTATGTTTATAACGAGTGGATACTTCTGCTGTTGCTTGTGGATTAATCTTTTTAAGACCAGCCACTTCTCTATCGATATTGTTTTCATCGGTGTGGGTTAAAGCTCTAAACGTAATGTGAGTACCTGTGTTAGGTAAAGTAAATTCAAAGTTATTAACACCAGGAGTAATTAAATCTTCTCTAAGTGGTTTTGATTCTAAAGCAGATAAATCAATATTTACTTTAACTTCATCATTCATACCAGCAAACTGATGCATGAAGTCATATTCTTTACCATAACCTAAAATACGAGCAGCAATTAATATTGCATTTTTATCTCCGGTTATTAAATCACCATAATTAATTTTTGATACAATTAACGATTGAAGTAACTTATCAATTACGTTTCCTTGTTTAATATAATTCTGGTTAGTTAAAATATCCTCTTCCTTAGCAGTCATATACTTCATTTCGATTTTACCACTTGATAAAGGATTTTCCTTTGGGTACAATAAACCTTTAGAAGGCAATTCAACTACTTCGGTAGGGAATTTGAATTTTGGTTGCTCCTCAGTTTGAGGTACAACATTTGTAACATAATTTTGTTCCATATGATTATAACGTTATTTGATATAAATATATACCCTCTATAAAACTGATAAAAAAAGCGCTAAATTTCTTTAGCGCCTTTCTATTATTAATGAGTGTATTAGAAGTTCAATATACAGTAATCCATAGCAATGGTAACTGATAATTCAATAGCTGCATCAGCTGTCCAATCATAATCACCAAATGTAGCTGTTTTAACATAAGCACCTTTGATAATCCACTCACTTACTACATCACCAACAGGACCTAAGATGTCTAAGGTTAAATCCTTCTTATAGAAGTCAGAATAACCATCTCTGCCTGTTACTGATTCGTGAGCTAAACGTGCCCATTCCATTATTGCTTGAGCTCCAGAAGGAGTTACGGGATCGTAAAGGGCTAATGTCATATCATTCCATCTAACTTTACCTTTTACTTTACGGTAAACGTTGATATGATCTAATATGATTTCACCAGCTTCAAATCCAGGAGCAGAAGCTTTTTTAATTAAATAAGCGGGAATGCCATCTACATATAAAATGAAACGGTTCTGAACTTTTGGCTCAAACGCCGTGAACATTATTTCATTAGGATCTAATACTGCCATTGTATGTTGTGTTTAATATAAATATTAAATTTTTAAGTTTTTTTATTACGCGAATGAAGCACCAGTAGGCGTAATGTTGAAATCTAAGATAATAAATTCAGCTGTCTTAGTAGGTTGAATATAAATCGCACCATACAATTGGTTTCTATCAATTGTTTCAGCTGTATTATTTGATTCATCCATTACTACTTTGTAAGAATATAAACCTTGTCTTTGTTGAACTGATTCAAGATAAGGGTTAGTTTGGTTTAAGAATTTATTTCTTGTTACTGCTGTATTTTGTTCGAATACTAAATTATCAGCAACTTGACCAATGTAACGCTTAAGAGCAATTAACAAACGACGAACGTTTACTCTGTCTAGAGCTGATGCTTTTGTTTGTAATGTTTTCTGACCGAATGCTACAATACCTTGTCCAGGGAAAGTTGCAATTGGATTTACTTTATTGATATATAAGTTATCACGATCTGATGGTGATAATTTTCTTTCTGCTTGAATTACACCACTTAATCCACCTCTTGTGAAACCAGCAGGTGCAAACCATTCAGCCGAAATTCTATCGTTGTAAGCATAAACACCAGGCATGATAGTTGAAGCTGGAACCCAAACTAATTTACCAGTACCAGGAGCTGATACTTGAACCCAAGGCCAATAAGCAGCTGCATAAGATGAATCAAGTGTATTTGCTTCACTTGATACTGAAGCGATTGTTGAGCCATAATTTGCTAAATCAACAATTGCCATACAATCACCTCTATTTTGACAAGTAGCAACTAATACATCAACTACTGAGTTTTGAGTTGTTAAACCAGGAACTGAAATAAATTCATAATCGAATTCATCTGGATTTGATAAAATAGCAATTGAATTTGTATAATCTTTATTTACTAATCCTTGAATATTTGAAGTACTGATTTGATCATACATTGCGCACAATGATGATTGGGCACCAAATAACGGACCATTAGCTGAACCGAATGAGCCTGAACTTACTATAGGTAATGAACCTGAGTAGCTAGTACCATCACCAAAAGTAGCTACACCACCTGCATTGTTAAGGTAGTTAGGAGTTGGAGAAGGAACTGATTTAATTCTTACGTAACGGCTTCTGTTAACATAAGAACCACTAGTTTGTAAATAACCCAAAGATGAGTTATAGTTAGTTGTTTGATCACCAATCACCGCAGCAATATAGTTTGATGAATTTGGATCAAGTGAAAGGTTTAACCATGTTTCTACAACTAATTTTTGATTGTCTGTATCGTTACCTTGACGAATTACTAAGTTGAATTGACCTGAAGATGTGTTAACGTTTGTTACTTCCCAACGAATATTATCTGCTGAGCCGCTAATTAAAGCACCACCAGCTAATTGAGATCCACTACTATTCATGATAACACCTTTAGAAAGTGTTTCAAGAATAAATGAACCATTAGCGTTACCAGCAATATCGGTAACTTTTGATGAAGTTGCAGAAGTATAGTTACTAGTAGAACCAGATACTGCTCTTGTTACTAACAATGTTTCACCACCTTGTTGGAAGTAGCTAAACGCAGAGATCGAAGTTAAATACTCTAGAGTAACACCACCACTAACGAAAGTAGCTCCAAATTTGTTTGTAAAGTCAGAATATGAAGTTACTAATGTAGGAACTTCTACTGGACCTTTAACTGTAGGACCAACGATTGCAGCACCAACAGTAATGGGACCTTGAGTAACTTGTGATTGGTCATTTTCACGAGTTAGTACACCAGGTGATAATAAAGTTTCAGCCATGTTTTAATAGAATTTATCTACTAATAAATATACGAAAAACATTCAAAACTAATCTTTTACTGGTTCTATTATACCTGTTTTCAAATCTATTTGGCTATCGCCATATTTTTCTATTAAACGGGACGTTAACTCACTTTCATCTTGCTGTACTTGTTTAAATTGATATTTAACAAATTCTAATTCATCATCTACTTGCATTTTTCGATAATGAATATCAGCTAAATACGCTAAAAATTCCGATTTTTTCGTTTTAAGTTCGTTAAGTTCTTTTAATTCTTCTTCACTAACTTGTGTTGGTTTTTCTTGTAAAATTCCCATAATTAAAATTCTTTATTTTTCATGAATGAAACAATGATATATCGTTTACCACTTAAAACAGGGCGAGCGCCATGTTTATGTGTAATATTTCCAGGATGAACACTTATATAACCTTGTGGGGATCTTGATAAATATTTTTGACGCCAGAACCAAGTACCACCCCCTGTATAATCAATATCTTTTTCAGATAAGTTTACTAATGCAGTAATATGTTAATTGTCATGATGTAAACTTAAATGTCCTTGAGTATCTGGAGTATAACGTGCTAAAAAGTTTTCAGCTTGTAATTGATCCCATCCTTTACCTTCTAATCCAAACTTATGCATCGCCATAGGCATAACATATTCCCAAAGTAAGTCATAATAAATTTTATCAAATCCAATTTCAGTTAATACGAAATCAGTTGTTGGATAAAATTCATGACGAGCAAAAGTCCATACTTTAGCATGTTCTGCTTCTTCAATTATCATTTTACAAAATTCTTTTGTAAAGAAAGGATAAGAAAAAGTACCGTCAAATTCTTCATCAACAAATAAATCCCATTCTTTTTTAATTAAGCCGGGTACTAAAAATTTTCTATGCCAGGCTGCTGCATCGTTCCAGTATTGATATAATTCTGGATGTAATGGAGTATATTCTTTATCCATAATTTTTATTTTAAAAGGTTCTACTATAGGTGTTAAATGTATGTTTTCTGTTTGTGATTTATTATTTTCTTGAACTATATATTCTATATTAGTAGCAAAAGCATTTAATTTGCGTTTATCGTTTTTATTTACTATTTCATTTACATCTGATATAAAATGGGTATCATATAACGTAGGTAAAAATTCATCTGTTGGAATTAAATTTTCTTCTAGATGTTTACTTACAATTATTTCAACTCCTTTTTTACTTAAAGCATAGGCATGAGCATTAAATGAAAACAAGGGACGAACAAAATAAGCATTGTAATTTTGTTCAGGTAAATTTCTCATTAAATTTCTACCTAAATGAATTAAATCCCATTTTGATAATGTTGAAATAACATTTTGATTAAATATTTCTTTTGATTTAAAATCTTCTTCTAATATCAATACAGAATCAAATTTATTTTCATAAGCATCTTTCCAACATTTGATATGAGATAAAGCACATCCTATTTCTCCAGGAGTAATATCTCTAAGATACCAGTCTAAAGTATTTGTAAAACTTTTTTTATTACGAAGTCTTTCAAGTTCTTCAGCATCGTTTCTTTTCCAATTATCCCACGGTTTAAAATTAAAATCTGGGTTTGGTTTTCTACCATCAATTCCATTTATAAATGCTATAGATTCATATTGTATTCCACTTTCTTCAAGTCGTTTAATAGCATCTTGCTTGTATTCTTCTGTTTTATTGAGTGATATAATGTAAACACAATCAAAACTATAACAGCTATTAATTAAATATTTCCATGATTTACCTATAACATCTATATTAAATACAGATGCATATCTCTTATTATATATTGCTCTATCATTTTGTACAGGATAATCAATTACTTTAATTATATCAAGATAATATCCTAATTCTTCACCAGGATGTTCAATAAACTCAGCAGCATTAATTATTTCAGGGAGTGCGCCTATTGGGGATGTTATTATTTTACATCCTGCTAATTGTGCTTCAACAGCAGTTATACAAAATGTTTCTTCATATTGTGTTGGATAAAACCAATATTCTGATTTGCTATATTCTCGGCGGAGTGTTTTAGCGTCAACGTTACCAATAAATTGAACGTCCTTTAAATTTAGTTTCTTATACGTTTGATTAAATACATCTAAACCATATTTGGGACAAAATACTTTTAATGTAGCATTTGGTTTTATGTCTTTAATATAATACCAAAGTTCAAGTAAAGTATTTAACCCACGCTCAGGATGTGATGAATATATAAATGAATCTTTTACTTTTTCTTCGTCATCAAAATTAGCTATATCAACACTATTATAAATTACTTTAATTTTATCTAATGGATAGTTATATTTTTCAGCTGTATTTTTCTTATGCCATTGTGAAATACATATTATACCTGATAGTTTAGATAGTAAGTCTCTACCTTCATTAGGTAAAGTTTCACCATTATAATAAGGGTAATATTCTGTGTTATGTAACCAAAGATATGATTTATGATAATCTACTTTGTTTTCTAAATCAAGTAAAAAGTGTATATAACCTACACCAATTACTATATCATATTTTCTTGAAGTTTTCCAAAGTAATTCTCTATTAATATATTCTACCCCATCAACAGACATTTCAGCAACGTCTCCTGTTATGTAAATATTAAATTCCTTAGCAAGATATTTTACTGTATTAAGTAGTACTTGTTCAGTCCCACCAAGCTCTCTATCTATTGGGGAAAATAAATTATCATAATAACCTACGTGAAATAAAATATTTAATTTCATACTATTTGTAGCTATCACCTCCAACCCATAATACTAATGATTTACGAGTACCTTGCGATACAGGAGTTACTCTATGTAGTAAATAAGAAGGAAATACTAAAACACATCCTCTTTGTTTAGGTAATGATTCTGGGTTTTTACCTCTTAGGATTTCAAAATCACCACCTTGGTATTCATCGGGACCTGAGAGTTGAACTGTAATACTAATTTTTCTTTGATTTAATGGATATCCACCACCAATATCTAAATGGTAATCATAATGTCCACCATTTTGATAATATTCAGTGTATTGAATTTGTTCATTCATTGAATATAGATTAAATTTCCAAACAGCATTGTTTGCTTCTTCAACCATTACACCTAATTTTTCATAAATCCATTTGTAGCGATCTAATTGAGGGATCCAAGCGATTGCGCTTTTTCTCATTTCATCATTTACTACACCAGCATCGGTTACACCCGCTGTTTGTAAATCCCAATTTTTTGATTCAGCTACAATTTGATCTACTTCTTCATTAGAAAAACCATTCTTAAACCAATACCACTCTAAGGGATCAGAAGACATGGCCTGTTGAAATTTATACATAACTTAAAATTTATTCTGTAAATATAAATATAATAAAGGAAGCGACCAACATTGGTCGCTTCGCTTTTTATCTATTTGTAGTATGTTTATCCTACTTTTTCCTTAAGTCTATCTACTTCTGCTTTTAATTCTTTAACAGCTTCGATTAACAAGGGAACGATTTTTTCATATTGAACTGTACGGAAATTCTCACCTGATTTTGATTTTTCAACTCTATTACCATTTTCATCTTCAACATATTCTGTATCGAATGGAGCTAATTTAACAGCTTCTGGTAATATTGCTTCTAATTCATCTGCGAATACACCGACAATTCTATTTCTTGTATCATATCCAAAGCTCGCTGCTAATTCGTTATGGGTATAAGTTATACCTGTTAACGTTTGTATCTTATCAAGAGCATTTTCAATTACTTTTACATTATTCTTTAATCTTCTATCTGAGTAATACGCAGTAATCTCACCTGTAGCTCTAATATCACCTGTTGGGCCATAAGGAGTATTAACACCTAATGCAGTCAAGTTTTGTTGAGTTGGACCTGCAGGACCAGGAGCACCAGCAGGACCAGGACCACCGGGAGGACCACCACCACCAGGACCACCTGGAGAACCAGTATTACCTTTGTTACCTTGAGGGCCAGGAGAACCTGTATTACCTTTGTTACCTTGAGGGCCACCAGGACCTATTTCACCTTTTTGTCCTTTAGCACCACCAGGACCTGTAGGACCTACGTTACCTTGAGGACCAGGACCACCTGGAGAACCAGTATTACCTTTGTTACCTTGAGGGCCACCAGGACCTATTTCACCTTTTTGTCCTTTATTACCTTGGGCACCACCAGGACCTGTAGGACCTACGTTACCTTGAGGACCAGGAGCACCTGTTGAACCAGTATTACCTTTAGCACCTGTACCTCCTGTTGGACCTACGTTACCTTGAGGGCCTACGTTACCTTGAGGACCTACGTTACCTTG